GGACGTTCTGTGCAGCTTGCACTTGGTCGAGTTCAAAGCGAATGTTCGCAGACTTGTTCTGGCATGATCGAATCTGGTTAATCAGATAGGTCTGCTGCTCATTCATGTCTTCCGGCGCATAGTCCTTGCCGTCGATTGTGATTACATTCTCAGTCATAGTTACTCCTTACCATCCAGACGGAAGGCGATTGCCCATTGCTGGGGATGCCTTTTCAGTGATTTGTGCGTCGAGCAGTGCCTGTACCTCTGCCTCAGTCTTGTCGAGGCTGGCAAGTGTCTTGGTCTTGCACCAGTCTTTTGTCACGCTGTTGAACGTAACGAAGTCAGGGTCATCTGCTTCGGGCGTTGTAAGACCTGCTGTGCCATACATGCTGGCTTGCAGGTAGTTGCCGTCCGAATCCTGTTCAGAGTCACTGACTGCAGTTACACGCCAGTGAATAGTTTGAATCACGTCGTCGTGACCATTCTGTGCAGTGTTGTGAACATCCAGTGTCGGGAAGTCCCATGTATATGTATTTGCCATGATTATACCTCCTGTGCGTCCACAAATGTTTCATATGCTGTCTTGATGTCTGCCGTCCACACAGCGTTGCACACAGCCTGTACGCTGGCGTCCTCGCCAGTGATGTCAGTGTCGCCCCAAGTGTCGCCTGTCTTGGTGCGGCAGTTCAGAACGTGCCGGTGGTAGTTCCGGCTAATTTCTGCGCCGTCATCCTTAATGATGATTGCCTTGCGAACCTGCACAGCCTTGTACGGGCCACGCACTTCGCAGTCATATTCAAATTCTTTCGTCAGTGCCATTTCTTACTCCTTGTGTTTACCGTCGCTGGCTGCGACCTGTCCGACCCCTACCGGCTGGTGGGGTTATGCTGTCTTGTATGTAATTTGGCCACGAATACCTATCGATTCATTTGAGATTGAAACCTGTGTCCAGCTAACATCATCTTTACTTTGAAATATTTCCATTTCTGTTGAATTTCCGCCTAGATACAGCACAAAATTGGTTCTAGTGCCGTCCACATTTAAGTCACTAAACATAAATTGCCCTACAGCTTCCACCGTAGAAATGCTGGCGTAAGGCAACCCTGTGAATACTATAATTCCAGCAGCACCTGATATAGTGCCGTCGCAGTCAAACCAAGCGTGAACCGTGTCACCTATCTTAGTGTAAAAACCAACAGTATTGCTTCCCGAAAATGACCCGTTAGTTGTTGAACCTCTAACAGAAGGCGTCCAAGTACCCTCTTCATAATCATCTAGCGCATTAACCGCCGCCGTGTCGCCGTTGAATGTGATGCCACCGCCGCTTCTAATTCTGGCTGTCTCAGTAGACGCCCCCGCATAAAAGCGGATATTGCCAGACGAACTATCTGCACCATAAATTATAACATCTTGGTTTGGAGTTTCGCCCAAGACTACGCTATTTGTACCGATGTAAAAGGCGTCAGTATTATTGTGCTGCCCACGAATAAGTGGCCCAACGCTTGAAGATACGGCCCCGCCATCAATCCGCAACTCAGCAAGTCCAGATGATTTAATTTCAAGATTTGCCCCCGGCGAAGTCGTCCCTAGCCCTAATCGCTGCGTCGAGGCATCCCAGCGAAGGGCTTGCGTGGTGCCGTCATCTGCAAAAAACGTGATGTCACCAGATTCTTCTGCCTTCAAAATAGTAGTTGAAGCGTTGCGTTGAAGATTAAACTCACGGTTTGTTTGGTTGTTGTCGCTATCAAACTTTAATGTCACGCTTTGAGTGGACGCAATTAGTAAGTTACTACTTTCGTTTGTTATGCTGTCAGAAATCAGCCCATCAACCGTCACCGTGCCGTTAATGTCAACATTACCATCACAACCAATTACCATCTGGTCAACTTGTGTGCCACCAACATTAGACTGAAACTTTGCAATGTCCCGTGCTGATGTAGATGTTGGATGATACGCTTGGAGTGCAAGGTTCCCATCACCTGCCGCACAAGTGCTGTCGATTCCATCAGCCGTCACAGTGCCAGTAACATCAAGCGCAGTTGCCGGACTCGCAGTTCCTACGCCCACACGATTGTTCGTAGAGTCGATGACAAGCGTAGTGCCGTCAATCTGAGCATCGCCAGTGACAGTCAGTTCGTCAGCGGTGTTAAACCGTGAGATGCCAGCACCGATATAGGCCATTAGGTAATCTCCAAGATGGACAAAGCCACATCAGCAGAACTTGCTGTGTTGCTCGTAACCTTTAAAACGTCACTTGCATTCAGGACAACTTTCTGCTCACCCCCAACGACAACAAGGCTACTACCCACAGGAACGGGTGCAGCCTTGATAAGATAGATATTGTCGCCGTCATTGTTCTCAACCTGCACATCCACCTCAATTTGTGAGGACACGATGTTAGCAACAGTGAGGCCAATGATGGTGGTTTCGGTTGCTGATGCCCCGGTGTGAATTGTGGCAGCAGATGTGCCTACAGCGGTGTCAGTAACGAGTTTAAATGCGTTTGCCATTTATTACTCCATTTCGGTATAATTATACCAGATTATCATTCACTTGTCAAGTATTATTTATCCAAGTGCGATAGCTAGTGCTACAGCTTCATTAGATGCCACAGTAGCTGCAAACGCAGTCGTAGCAATAGTTGTGTTGCTAGTGCCAGCAGCCTGTGTTGTGGCAGTAACAGCACTGGACAGTGACCCGCCATTGATTGTAGGGCTAGTCAGTGTTTTGTTAGTCAAGGTTTGTGTGCCGGTCAGAGTTGTGACAGTATTATCAATAGCAACAGTAAGCGTGTTACCAGAACCGGATGTGTCAATACCTGTGCCACCGGCAATGTCAAGCGTTTCACTGTCAAGGTCAATGCTTAGTGCGCCGCCACTGTCACCCTGAAAGTCCAAGTCTTGTGCAGTTAATTGGCTATCTACGTAGGCTTTGATTGATTGTTGGGTTACAAGATGACTCGCACTGTTAGAAGACATATCGTCTTCATCTTTAATGGACGTTCCACTTATTGTACCGTTTAGCACAGCACTTGTCAAGGTTTTATTTGTAAGTGTATCTGTAGTGGCGCGACCTACGAGTGTGTCGCTACTAGTTGGCAGGGTAAGAGTACCCGTGTTGCTTATGGATGAGATAACCGGAGTGGTCAGTGTTTTGTTAGTAAGCGTCTGCGTACCAGTGAGGGTGGTTACAGTGCTATCTATAGCAAAGGTCACAGCATTGCCAGAGCCACTGGTATTAATGCCCGTACCACCCGTGAAGGTCATGGTTTCACTGTCTAGGTCAATAGCCAGCGCACCACCGCTGTCAGCTTGGAAGTCCAAGTCCTGCGCAGTTATCTGTGCATCCACGTAGGTCTTAATGGCTTTGGCAGATGCCAGTGTCGTATCTGTGCCAGCCACACTTGACAAGTCAGTATCAAGCACACCAGACTTGAGGTTGTCTACTTCAATATTGGAGACAGTGTTGTTGTCTACATCAATTGTCTTGTTAGTAAGTGTCTGCGTACCTGTCAGTGTAGCTACGGTGCTATCAATAGCAAAAGTAACAGTATTACTTGAACCACTAGTATCAATGCCTGTGCCACCTGTAAGCGTAAGACTCTCGCTGTCAAGGTCGATAGATAATGCTCCACCTGAGTCTGCAGAGAAGTCGAGGTCTTGTGCTGTGAGTTGTGCGTCCACATAAGCCTTGATAGACTGTTGTGTAACCAGCGCAGTAGCACTGTCGGATGCCATGTTATCTTCATCAAGAATGTCCGTTACAGTTGTAGTCGGCATCGCAATGCTGTCTACATATGCAACACCATCAATGTACAGGTCTTTCCATTCGGAACCAGAAGCACCCAAGTCATGTGTATTGTCAGCAGAAGGAATGATGTTAGAGGAAACATCAGCCGTGATGGTCACTGTGTCACTGGCAGCATTACCCAGTGTTGTGTTGCCATTGACAGTCAGGTTGGCAGTAATAGTGGCACTCTCGTCCACCTGCAGTGTGTCAATGGTTGCTGTACCATCAAGGAACATATCCTTGAACTCAAGGCTACTAGTACCTAAGTCAATGTCATTGTCAGTGACAGGTACAATTACACCGTCCTGAAAACGTACCTGCTCAGTTGTGCTACCAGATACATCTACAAAAACACCAACCCGATTGTTAGTATCATCAACTACAACTTTGTTAATCGGAGTTGCAACACCGGGGTCACCAATCAATCCAATGACCGGACCTTCAGCAGCGGTGCCGTCATGCTTGTGTCCAGTGGTGTTTACAAATGCAGCCAGTATCTGATTAAATTCATCATTACTGTGTGCTGCGGTAATAACATCACCGTCAGTGTAAGATGATTGTCTGGTGTATCCTGCCATTACCTTCTTGCTCCTGCGTCAAATTCTAGCTGAAAACCTTTGAGTGAATATGGGGATGACTCCCCGTTGTCCACAACCCGTAGTGCTATCGCAAAACCACTTCCCTCTACCGGCTGTCTAACGAGTGGGTTTGACTGACCACCATATGTAGAGGTGCCGTATTTACCAACCCCGTACAATGCAACAACCTGCGAACTGTCAAAAGGATATGCTGCTGGTCTTGCGGCATCAGGTGATTCATAGTCATACCGTAAAAACAAATCAGAGTTTACAATTCCTGTCGGTGCGTAGTTAATAATTACACGTTGGAAGTTTTTACGGATACCGGCATCCCCTGCTGTAATATCTGTTGAACGATAACGCCCTACAATATTTGCTCCGTCAAACTGATTTGTTTTTTCCTGCCTGTAAACAAATCCGTCAAAGCCACCATGCAAAACATAAGTAGTGCCTTGAACACTATTTGAGTCTGTGCAAGATGGTTGTATTCCCAGAGTTTCAGAAAACTCATAACCTTGCGCACGTTTTACAGCAATGATACCCTTTGTTCTAGCCTCTGTATTTGCAGAGGTATTAACTTGGAATAAACGATACTGTGTTTTATCTGGTATTACTAGGCTATCAAATTGGTCGATGTCTGTCACGCCTTCAAAACGTTCCTGAATGGCCTTACTAATTGTACCAAGTTCAACGTCATTAATGCGTTCAGTACCAGCTACAGTTCTAAGACCGTCTCGCCCAAGGAATATAATGTCACCACCAAGTTCCTGAACAGTAAAACCATTAA